GAAAAATTAAATGATGCAACAACAATATTCGAGCAAGAGGAAAATATTACAAATAGATTGAATATTCTTCAAAAAAATTTAGAGGGTCAAGGTAAATTATCATGCATCTTCGGTAAGATAAAAGGTGATCTCGCTGATCTTATTAAGGCAGCTATGAAGAAAAATTTGAATAGAAAAAATAGTGCACCACCAGCTGGAAGTTACAACCCGTCTAATCCCTGTGAAACTGAGGAGATTGTTGCGGAGGTAATGGCTAGCACACAGGGACAGATAAGTGGTGGATTTATGGATGCGGTCAAATCATTAGCAGGTGGTCAAGGTGTGCCATCGTTGGGTAGATTAGGAACTGTATTTAATAAATTAGAGAATTTAAATATACCTAATGAACTTGACGTTGCTAGTTTATTACCATCATTTGATCAAAGCCTTGATGTCGGTGGTCTTCTTGGTAAACTTCCACCGATTGGTGGATTTGATGTGGGACAAGAATTAAGTTTCGATATGGCATTGGCAAATACTTTTATCTCTTCGATCGCTGCGTTTACAGAGTGTGATCCTCCAGAGGAGTGTCCTGAGACTGATACATTGACATTAGGTGGTGATCAAATTAAAAAATCTGCAATTAATCCTATCAATACAGAAAACATAGCTAAGTTAAATAGTGAAAATTTAATTGATAAAGTAAAAGGGAAAATACCAGAGATCGGTGATGTCGTGAAATTAAAAGATGGAACAGAGGGGATCGTAAAAGGTGTGAGAGAAATAGTTCCAAATGTTGACATAAAATCAGCAAAAAATATATTTGTGAAACCAGATATTAATAATATTGCATAACCATGACATCTGCACCAATATCAAATGAAAATATAAAAGTTGGATATATCAGTGAAACTGAAGGATATGTCAAAGATAAGACTGTGGCAGAAGCAAATAATTATGAAGCACTAAATCCAGAAACAATTTTTGTATTTGTAAATGGTGATGGTAAGGTAATATATTTGGATATCGATGGTGTCAATAAACTCACTCCGAAGGACTTACTTAGAACAGATCCATGTGATGTGGGCCCTCAACCATGTCCACCACCCACGGTAAAAGTTTTTGGTGGGGGTGGAATCGGAGCAGAGGTAAATCCTGTCGTAGATTCTCAAGGTAATCTTCTTGCTGCTGATATTGTTAATGGTGGTTTTGGATATAAAACACCACCTTTTGTTACGATAATAGACCCATGTAAAAACGGAAATGGTGCTGTTGTAAAAGCAGAAATAAAAGATGGTGCTGTAAGTAAAGTTGTCGTTAATGAAACTGGAACGGGATACCTACCACCTAAAGCAAGTTCTCCACAATATCCAGCAATATTACAAATATCAGAAGTTAGAGTAAGTAATCCCGGAATAAACTATGATCCATCTGTTGATCAAATAGTTGTTGAACCTGCAAACGGGACACAACTTTCATATACAACGGAACCTTTCGGTAAAATCTCTGGAGTTAAAATACTTAAGGCTGGTAATTTCACAGAATCACCTGTCATAAGAATGAGATCAAGAACGGGAGTAAACGCATCTTTCATACCTGTATTTGACGTGATACGTGATCCAGTTCCTGTTGAACCAGTTGCTGCTGACATAGTACAAGTTTTTGATTTAGTTGGACTTAATGTAAATGGATATGTTGATGGCAAAGCATATTATGGTAATGTTTATTTTGTAAATGGTGTAAAATTTGCAGGAACCTCTGCACAATCAGGTACAAACATTAGAGTGTTTGAAACAAGAACAGCAAGTATTAGTGGTCAAAATGTCCCCGTTGCAAGAACAGTAAGAGATACAGAGGATGTTGAAACACCAACGGTGACAACAGATGTCATCACCGCAGAACCAGACATCGTTGAACCATCAACATTCACAACGTCTCCAACTCCAACTACAACAGTTGATCCAACTCCTCCAACACCAACTGTTGATCCTACACCAGCACCTGCACCATCTCCTACACCATCTCCTGCACCTTACACTCCACCACCAAGCACCGGTGGTGGCGGTGGATATGGTTACTAAATATCAAAAAAGATAGTTATGTCAGAAAAGAAAAATTATTGGACTCAATCGATCGGGACGCAAGACGCGATTATACAATTTGGTGGCATTTCTTCTGAAAAAGATGTTCGATCTGATTTTAAAGTAGTTGCCAAAGATGGAGGTCATTACTTTACGATGGACTCAAACATTGGTGAGAGTCGTAGAAAGGGATGGACAACACTTGTGTCACCCGGAGCTACACAAATATCATCTGGATATAATATGGTCAAAGGTCAGAATTGCATTCTGATCAACGCGATGAATGGTGATATCACTATCAAAGCAAAGGATGGTAACATAAGATTTGAAGGAGATAAAATAAATTTTGTTGCAAGACAGAGTTTTAATGTCGAATCGCATGATAAGATTGACATTAACGGCCAAAATGTTAACATACATGCAAGGCAAAGAATGAGAATTAAGTCATCAAGTTTCCTTGCAATAAGAGCAAATTGTGGCATGGAAATTTGGTCTAAAATCATTCAGGGAGTTTCTTGTGCGACACCCGGATACAAATCAAAATTAGGAGTTAGTTAATGGCATTTATATTTGACGAGGTTGACGTTTATAATGGTCAACTTATCGTTGCGGAGGATGGAGTGGATGTTAAATCATCCGGTGTCAAAAAAACAAAACACTCTGCATTTATTGAAGGGCCATTACAGGTAGGAAATGTTGGTGACTTTACGTCTGCCGATGGCACTGTGATGATTGGAAATGATGGTAACACAAATGCTCCAGTTTCATTATATGTTAAGGGTGATGGTACAAATGCTGTATATATTGATGGTGATCTATTTGTAAGTGGTGATACGGACACTGGTAATAAAGGTAGACTTGCATCAAGATTTGCGACTGCTGATAGCAAACCAAAACCTTTTGACATGGAGCATCCATCAAAAGGAGAGGGATATCGTTTAAGGTATGCTTGTATTGAGGGCCCAGAAGTTGGTATTTACTATCGTGGTAGATTAAAAAATGAAAAGAAAATAAGATTACCTGATTATTGGAAAGATTTAGTACATACAGAATCTATAACTGTTCAATTGCAACCAATTGGTGCTCACCAAGATATAATTGTTAAGAGATGGGATGATGAATATGTTTATCTACAAGCACAAGGTGGACTCCCTATAAATTGTTTTTATCATGTTTATGCGGAAAGAAAAGATGTGAATGCGCTTGTTGTTGAATATGAGGGTGAGTCTTGGAGTGATTATCCCGATCCAAGTTATGATGATCCTCAATTTTCAAATAAAGTAAACACAAGAACTGCTTGACAATCCACATACATAGTGCTATAGTATGAGAAAATGGAGTTTTTATGGAAGAGGATTGGTTATCGAAGTGTGTGATTGATACTTGTAAGAGAAAGGTTTATCTATATTCTGAGGGTGGTGATAAAAAAACTGTTAAATGTGACACCGTTGATGAGTTTATGAACGTGCTTAGATTTGTAAGAGCAACGGCGAGTGAAGACATGATATCGTACACTGATCCTCGATAGCCAGGGAAAAATAGCTTTTGATTCCAAAAAAGGTCGCCAAAAAATTCGGGCCAAAAATCGACTCTATTACTTTTTTGCGTATCTGTTTCTTTGCTAAATAATCCATAACGGATACTATAAGTTTTGGAAAAATAACATGGGTCTTTCCAGATTAGAGAATTTTCTCAAAAATGTGCGAGGCAATATACTATATGTAAGTCCAAATGATTTGGATGCAACTGATAGTGTAGATAATAAGGGTAATTCTCTCACTCGTCCATTTAAGACAATCCAAAGAGCATTAGTCGAGGCAGCCAGATTTTCATATCAGCAAGGTTTAGATAATGACAGATTTGGTAACACAACTATATTATTATACCCCGGTGAGCATATTGTAGATAATAGACCGGGATGGATACCAATTCCAGATGGTGTAAACGCAAAATTTAGAAAGAGAGATGGTTCAGAATCTGTGGATTTTCCTGCGTGGGATTTAGATACAGTATATGACCTTAATAACTCAAATAACGCATTATATAAGCTGAATAGTGTGCATGGTGGTGTAATTATGCCACGAGGAACCTCACTTGTAGGTTTAGATTTAAGAAAGACAAAGATAAGACCAAAATATGTTCCAAATCCAACAAATGATAATATTGAGAGAACTGCTTTATTTCGTGTAACAGGTGCTTGTTACTTTTGGCAATTTACAATGTTTGATGCAGATCCAAATGGAGTTGCATATGTTGATTACACCGAAAATCTTTTCGTACCTAATTTTTCACATCATAAGTTGACTTGTTTTGAGTATGCTGACGGTGTTAATAACGTTAATATTAATGATTCTTTCAATACTTTAAGATTAGATCGAACAGATCTGCAGATGTATTATGAAAAAGTTGGTTTAGCGTATGGAACTGCAACAGGTAGACAAATAGAACCAGATTTTCCATCATCATCAATCGACATACAACCAAAAATTGATGAATTTCGTATTGTCGGATCAACCGGTGCATCTGTTGGTATATCAAGTATCAAAGCTGGCGATGGAAATGTCTCTACTGACACAATCACCGTCACAACTACAGAAGCCGTTTCTGGATTAGATGTTGATACACCATTTGTGTTAACTGGCATCACTGCTGCCGGATACAATGGTAAATTTGTTGTGAGTGAAAAATTAAGCAGCACACAATTTAAATATGAGGTACAAAATTCTCCGGTAACGCCACTTCCACCCGTGACTGGTGCAACTGTTACCCTCAACACGGATACTGTGACATCAGCGTCACCATACATGTTTAACTTATCGTTAAGATCTGTTTTCGGTATGAGTGGACTCCACGCCGATGGCCAAAAGGCAACTGGATTTAAATCCATGGTGGTCGCACAGTTTACAGGTATTGGTCTTCAAAAAGATGATAATGCATTCTTATTATATAATTCTGCAACCGGCGTTTACGATGATGCGACGGTTCCCGGAAATGAAAATTTAAGCACTAACTCAAGAGCGATATACAAACCTGCGTATGCAAATACACATATAAAATGTAGTAATAACTCTGTCATACAGGCTGTCTCTATTTTTGCTATTGGTTTCACTGATCATTTTGTTTCAGAGACTGGTGGTGACATGTCAATCACCAACTCAAACTCAAACTTTGGTGCGAGAGCGTTAATATCAAAAGGTTTTAGACCAGATGCTTTTTCACAAGATGATAAAGGATATATTTCACACATCATACCTCCGAAAGAGGTGCCAATCACCGAAAACGCAATTGAATTTGACGCGATTGATTTAGGAGTGACCGTAGGTGTTAGTTCTGACGCACATTTATATCTCTCTAATCAGACAAACATTGATGCTCCACCTGAAAACGTATTAGAAGGATTTAGATTTGGTGCAAGAGATCTTGATACGTTAAACGTACTCGTTCCTAATTCATCAGGGACACCAACCGAATTTGCATCAAGAATTGTGATGCCAAATGGAAATGGTAATAACAACGTACAATACAGTTCAGAGAAAGTATTTCGAGTAGACAGAAGTTCTGCTGGAATTAATAGTATAACAAGTAATGTTATCACTCTTACACAGGCTCATTCTTTTGAAAACGCAGAGTCTGTGAGAATTTTGAGTGATAACGGACGTATTCCTGATGGATTAGACCCAAATACAGTTTATTTTGTCATAACAAATGCGAATGCGACAGCTGGATTGACCACTAATAGAAATATTAAACTTGCAAAGACAGAAACTGATGCAAAAAATGCCTCTGCATTAACAATTAATAATTTGGGTGGATCTCTTAAAATAGTCAGTCGTGTATCCGATAAAAACTCTGGAGATATCGGGCATCCCATCCAATTTAGCACAACTGA